ATTATGCGAAGCCTAAGCACCGAGCGATGAAGCCCAGTGCCTCGGAAACAGCCAAGATGTTCAGGACCAGCAACGGCGCCGCCAGGCACGCCGTAACGAACACGTCTGCAGGCTCAATCATCCTGGCCTCTCCAGGGACGCGAAGCATACTCGCTGTCCGGCACAACGGTTACGACTGTCGCTGTAGCGTGCGGCGTCGAGGGCCGCTGAACGGATGCAGGAACCGGCCTGGCATCGGCTGATCGCAGGTCGCTCCGCTCGCTGCTCACAGCCGATTGCCGGGCCTGCACAGAGGCCTCCGGATCCACGACCTTCGTCACCGCGCCGCGACCGGTCCAGGGCGTCACTCGATCGCCGTCCACGTCGCAAAGCACGTACAGGTCACGCTCAATCCAGCGGCATTCAGCCATCGGCACGATGCGCCTGGACGAGCCATCCGTCAGCACCACGCTCGACGTGCGGCTAACCGAGCCAGCACCGGTCACAGAAGCCCCGCAGGGCTTCACCCTGGACGGATCGCCCTCGACCGGCACCGAACAGCCGAGCCAGCCGGCGACGCGCCAGGTCGCGCTCATAGGCACCGCGCCGCTGACCGAAACGCCCGTCACAGCCTGCACAACACGGTCGGCAGACGCCCTCACCTGCTGTGCCGGCGCTGCAGCAACTGGCGGCGGGTTCACCAGCTCACTCTGCACGTGCAGACCACGCGCCTCCGGATCGAAGAACCGATGCACGCCCCAGGCGCCGGGCAGGACCAGCACCGGGATGGCCACCACCAGGCCCCACAGGGCCGGCGAACGCCAGATGTTGCCCCGGTTATCGGCCTTGGATTCGTCGCCCACGTCGCCCGTTTCGCTTTGCGTGGCGGACTTGTAGTAGCGGTAAACCTCGGGCTTATACGTGCCGAACGACTGCCGCTGCATCTGACTCTTAGGTGGGCGATCACCCGTCGCCGCACCACTGTAGATATCAACGCGGTACGCCTTCTTAGTCTTCTTTACCACCCGGTAAGTTTGCTCAATCAGCGCCCTGGCAAACGACGCAATCTGACTCAGGTCCTGGGTGACCAACACAATACGCATCGACTTATTGTTCTTATCGACACGGTGCCGATGTTCAGCCAGCAGTGCCTTATCTTGCTCGCGCACAGCAGTTGCCTTTAACCCGGACGGCCAACGCCGCCAAAGTTCATCGAGCACAAGAACGGAACCCGGCGGCGCCAAGTCGGCCAGGTCGTCACGCTTATCCCAGTCAGCCGGCAATTGATCGATAGAGCCCTGCGGGAAGTCTTCCAGCAGCATATCCACCTGCAGCGGGATATTCGTCACCACATGCCGCCCCTGTTTGAGCGACGGAATAATCACATGCTGGACAACACCATAACTTTTTCCGTGTCCAGGCTTGCCCACATACGCATCAATAGGCATGGCGTCACCCTATGAACGGAATACGACGCAGAATAAACCGAGCCAACAATGCGGCCAGGCACACCTTAATGCCGAAACTAAGCTCAAACGTCGAGGCAAACCACATTACAGAGGAAGGAATGCCCGCGAACGCACCGCCGGCCTGCGACATGAAGTCGGGCACCGGAATAGCATTCAGGAACTTGCCGATACCTTCCATGGCGACCGAGTAAATCTTTTTCGGTATCCATTCTGCCCAGTCAACAAACCACTTCAGAATGTCGTTAAGCCAACTTTTCAGCCAATCCAACATGTCAGTCACCTCACGCCAGGAGGAAAATCATAACCGCCACGAAACACCAGAAGGCCCTCATAGTCGGTTGCAGAACATCGTCAATCGTGGACTTCAGGTCACGAATAATGCCGTAGTCCAATGAAGTGCCACCCAAAGCCTGCAGTGCGGGCGTAGTTAATGTCGGTGCCGTTCCAGTATCAGGCGCCGATATATTGCCGACCGCCGTTGCAATCGGACTTGACTTAACCGTGTCGTAGAACTTCTGAGTCGTGGTCTGGTAATCGTCCACGTCATCGAGTTTCGGCGTGTCCGGACTAGAGCCGTCACTGCACTCCTCGGCCGTCACACAGTCGCCGCCACCATCGCCCTCCCCTGTGCCACCAGAGCCCGTCCCGGAACCGTTGGAGGCCGAGCCAGTGCCGCAGGCAGCACCGCTACAGGTCGATTGCGTAGAGGTCACCACGCCCGTGCCATCCTTCGTCGTCGTGGTCTTGGTGGTCGTCGTCGAGCTGCTGCACACGTTCATGTCGGTGCACACGGTCTTAGTCGAAACATCCGTCTTCACGGACGTGGTAGAGCCATCAGCATTCGTCGTCGTGCTGATATTCGTGGCGATATCGATGCCCTTTGACGTAGGCGACTTCCAATCACAACTAAACACGCCATTGGCTGTACCGCAGTTCTGCGAGCCCGACGTTTTAGTCTCTTGTTTCGACGTGCAGGATTGGGAACCGTCAGCGCCCGACGAATAGTTGCACGGCTGATTATTAGTATCAGTCTTAGGGGTTAAATCCGGCGCAGCGCAACCGCCATTAGTATGGCAATCCTCATCCTTGGGATTGCCAGTGCCGCCACCCAAGTTTCCGGTATAAGTCCCCGTGACCAGGCAATGCGAACCCTTTCCGTCCGAATTTACAGCACATTGAGAGGTGGCAACCAAAACCTCACAGCCAGATTCATTCGCAGCAACAGAGGTTCCGTTAACCGGCCCCGGATCAGCTGTATCAAAGTCAACCGAAATCTGAGACTGCCCAGTTGAGCCGCCATTAACCTTTGAAAAATATTTGCAATAAACCGCTTTGTCGTAAGTCGTCCAAAGATCAGTGCAAACACCTGAAAGCCAAATCTCAGGATTGTCAGAATCAGCATTCTTGTTATTGCAAAACGTATAATCCTCGCCGGCAGGTGTCTCGCAAGCCCCTGTAGTCGAGTTATAAACAGCCGGCGCAGTACAGCCATCACCCGTACGCTGAACGGCAACACCAGTATGAACCGAACCATCGGACTGGCGAATGGCATAACAGTGATAAAGCGTATCACTATATTTAACAAGATGATCAAAGACAAAATCATTACCATAAGGAATCTGCGAGCAAACACTAGCTGGAGATGGGCCAGAATAAACAACCCCATTCCAGGCCGAGGGCGTAAACCACGAATAATCAGCAGCCCAGGATTGAGAGACGAACAACAGAAAAAGCAGGAATAAGGCACGCATATCAAAGACTCCAGAAGAAACATAGGGCCGACATGCCGCCGAAAAAGAACGATACGAAGTAATAAAGATCAGCCATGCTTTCGCACTCCCCAAAGAAAAGGGCGGCCGAAGCCGCCCCCTGTACAAGCGGCCCGGTCAGGCGCTTTTGATCATGCCGAGCAGCATCTTGGCGCCACGGACAGCGACGTAGACCGCAGCAGCCAGGGCAGCCACAGCCAGGATGCCGGTCACAACAGTGGACCAGTCCACGCCGGACGTGATGGCCGAGAAATCCGGGCCGGCAGCAGCAGCCAGGCCGGAACCAGCAGCAGCCATGAGCGAGCCCAGGGCGACGACACCATTTTTGTTCAGTTTCATAGACTTAACTCCGAATCATCTTGAGGATTGCTCGGGCTCCGAACACGACGGCTAGCGGTACACCGACGAAGACGAAGCCGACCCCGAACGCCTGCGCGAGTGCCGCAGGGTCGAGCGTGGTGGGGTCGAAATCTTGGTGCGACTCAACAAGCACCCAAGGGGTGGAGCAACTGGGCGCGCCGGTACTGAGCACCTGAATTTCGCCATCGCAGGCGACCGTATACGTAGTCACGAACGAGCCCAGCGGCCGAGGCCGTGAACAACCACGCCCGCAGCGACGTACAAGGCGAGAAACTCAGCGATCAGCATCTAGGCGCCCTCCCCAATCAGCTGGCCTGGCGAACAGGCTTCACCAGCGGCACCAGACGCAGGCGCATCTGCAGGTCTTCGAAGCGCCCCACGTAGAAGCTATCCGGGCCGACGGTATAGAGGCCGGGCGCATACGGAGCCGCGTTGTCATCGAGCGTGACCTTGATGTGCTGCGGGTACTTCTGCCCCGGCAGGGTGACGTACGCTTTCTGCTCGCGGATCTGGTAGGGCTTGCCGGTCTTCGCCGAATTGCCCGACTTGACCACCACCTCGGCGCTCTCTATCTCAACCTGAATATCCATCGTCTTTCCTCTCTCAACGTGTGCCCGAATGGGCGTTAGAAGCCGAAGGCATCACCCACCCAGGGTGTGCCGTCAGACCAAATTTCGGTGCGGGCGAAGCGCTTGAACTCAGCAACAATTTCCCAATAACGCCGACGCTCGCGGTCCTCGCGGGACTCATACGGCGCGGGCTGAACGGAGGGCATTTCGAGCAATGCAGGATTAGCCACGATGGAGCTACGCAGCGAAGCCTGGAGGGCCGCACGGGCGCGCTCAGAGGCCGAAAGCTGAACACCCTGGAAGCTAACGGTCCGCATGGCACACCTGCTCAGCAGTAGCCCGGAAAGACGCCTCAATCTGCGGCCCCATCTGCCGAAGCTGCCAGGCGCAGACCGAAAGACCGAACATCGAGCCCAGCACGAAAGGCAGCGACCAATGCCAAAGGAGCGCGACGAAGTAGCGAGGGCGAAGGCGCATCACTCAACCTCCCAGACTTCAACGTCGTCATCGGAGTCAACGCCAAGGGCATGCATCGCCATCTGAAACGCCTCTTCAAGACTGGCGGCGGAGACGGTCAGGCAGTAAATGCCCTGATAAACAACGTCCCACTTGGGCAAGCGGTCCATCTCGTCAAGATCGAAGAGAGACATGTCAGGCCACCAAGCGCAGTTGAGTGCGCGGCGCCTGGGCGTGCCGGTAGAAGCTCGGCAGCACCAGGTTGTCATTAGTGACGATTTCGGTGGCACGACGGACCAGCACAGCGGTATGCCGGGTGACGTCGTAGGGCATGCGGATGTTGATGCCGATCTTGTTTAGGCGCGCCGCGTACTCATTAACCTGCCGTTTGCTGAAATCGAACTGAATGCCCGGGCAGTGCATCCACTGCATGGCAATGTTGGCGGTCGCGTTGGCGGCCTGGGTGGAGGCAACAATGCCCTTCTCTTTCAGCGTCTGCGCAATCGTGCTGTAGTCCATACCCATCACCTCAAGCTTCTGATCTACCGCCAAAAATTCCGCGTGGATGTCGCGGAAACGGGACTCATCGAAGAGCCCCCACCACTCCAGGCGCTCCCGCTGCAGGTACTCCGCTTTCAATTCCTGCTCCATGCGCACCACGCCATGCTCATCGCAGTAATTGGCCAGCGACTGCAGGTAGCGAAATTCGGGCGAGTCCTCGCCGAAATTCCGTTTGCACTTTGGGAACAGGAACTTACGAATGGCGTGCGCCTTCTGGTACGCCTTCTCGTAGTGGTCGCGAGCCTTCCAATCGACGGTTCGCCCGTCCTCATAGAGGTGCCCCACCTTGCGCTTCCACAGCTGGGTAGAAAGCGCCCGGATGTAGGCCAGGTCATTGCCCTTCCCTACTGTCCGGTTCGTGGTCAGGTCGATACGGCGGATGCGGGCGCCATTGCCGACCATGCTGGACTTCGTACCGTCCTCACCTTGGCGCAGGCCCCACTCGGTGCACTTGGTGAAGCGCGGTAGCCGGCGGAAGCCATACTCATCGGTGTACGACGTGACGATCTCGTTGAAGACCGCCATGCACTCGTCCAGGGTGCGGAACCCATCGAGGTTATCCAGCCGGTTGACCGCGCTCGGATTGCCCTTCACCACCAGCTTGTTGCCGTCGGCACGGATGGAGATCGACGTGGAGTAGCTGCCCTCATGCTTCCAACCCGGTTCCGTCACCTTGAGGCGCTCGCCGGTACGCTTGTCGTAGTAGCAAATGCGGGTGTCCGACACCTGCGGCAGTTCGAACGGAAAGACCTGCTCGACCGCAAGGTAGTCGTAGAACATCCGAGATTGCGGGTTAGACGAAGGAGACATCGCCAGCCTTTTGTTGACATATTTACAAATCGACCTGGCGGCAAATGTAAATTTGTCGACAAGTCAATGTCAATGCTTGTCGACAAAACGACATTAACCTTCGAGAGATGCGGCGCCGACGCGGGGCATGAATAGGTGAAAAAGCAGATGCAATTGAGAATCACCCAGGAAGAACAGGAGCTTCTGAGAAAGAAGTCCATAGAGATAAATCAGGCTCTGATGAAACATGGCAAGCCGCCATTGAGCGACTCAAAGCTGCTGCATGAAATACTTTTAAAGTCAATGAGTTACGCAAAGCTAAGCCCGTCGGGCGAAGTCGTCATAGACCCCGAATAGGCACAGGAGAGGCAAGGAAAATGCGGCAACTAACGCTCGCAATAGCTCTGCTCATCAGCGCAGGAACAGTGGCGGCAGAAGGGAAACCCATAGCAACGCAAGCAGCAGAAGCCATGCAGCCGGCCGCAAAGGCATATCAGCGAAAAGCATCACAAACAGCCCTGGAATTCATGGCGGGAACAGGGAGCGGAGTGATGGCGGACGGAGCACGAAGGGCGCTACAGCAACAGAACAGCGCACCAAAAGGCCTAGGGAACACAAGCATTGTCCGCAGCACCAAAGACTGCATGAAGCCCGGAAATGTCATAGACAAAGACGTTCAGGAATGCACGCAGGGGTTGCGAGAGAAAGACTGGTAATACCTGCCCAATAGCAGAAGTCCACTATGAATTGGGGGTGTTACAGCACCCCCACCCCTCCGGCGCGTTTTCCGTAACGCGTTACGCAAATCGAAACCCGCAAGACCGTAGGGCGCTGCCCTACAACCCGCTCTCGCCCGCGAGGCGTCAGGAGCGCGGGAGGGAAAGCTCTCCCGCACTCCCTCGCAGAGGCTGTTTTCGAAGGTGCAACGTCAAGTGTTCGCTTCGCCCGGCACTCCGTTCGCCGCGCGATGGAGCTGCACGACGAGCCGGGGTGGCGGCACCTGACGAGGATGGCCAGGCGCGAGTTATCGTAACGGAAAAGAGTAACGATAAATACCGACGAACGGTTGATTTATCGTTACGTTACGCTAGCCTATTTATCGTTACGTTACTATAATTAGACCATGAGCAACGGCAACGG